GTCTCCTTAGTATCCTAAAACAGAGAGACCAGCGGGATCGCCGATTACTCCGTAGATTGTCGAGTTTAAAATAAATGAACCCACGATTGGCTCTGAGGTCGTAAATGTCGCGATGAAACTATTGGGTGTTATTTCGTAGGCCTGACCCATGTTTTGCAGGGTCTTGGTGATGGTTGTGCCATCCTGACCCACATTCTTAATTTTCATGGTGTTGAAATAATCGAGGTTAAGGGCAGCTGTAATACCAGCAACATAGTTAGGGGTTGAAAGGTCAAGCGAGAGCGAGTCGATACGGATGGATGTATTTTCGCGGGTGGCCACATAATTCTTGGCGATGTTGAGGGCATCTTGATCGGTAAGACCGACTAGCTGATCTTGATGGATCGAGTGCGGAAAATACTTGGCCACGGAGTTAAAGTTGATAGCCTCTTGTGGCGTTCCACCTATGTTGGTGATAATTGCATCGTTGATGATGAGCTTGTCATCGTGGGCAAAGGTGATGCCTGAATAGTTGATCCCATCGCCAGCGTTGGAAAAATAGGTAGGGTTTTGACCTGATTGAGCCATGACATAGGCGCGGGATTTGAATACCGCATCGCCTTCGCCATCCATATAGAACGCACCTTGTTCTGTGAATTCCACGTTTTTTATGGCCTGAAGGGCTGTACGAGCAGTTGCAGGATCAGCTTGGCACAAGGTCTCTGAGCCGCCAGTCGCGATCTCTCGAAGGCTGGAAGGCCATGAAACATCGTCAAGAATCTTGTTGATGCGTGTACCAGTATCTTGACCAGCCCCGCTGTCCGGAATGCTTGTTACGTTAGCTAGTTGTAAGAGTCTGAAACCATCTGTGGCATCTATGTCCACATAACCAATGACCTGATCCTTAGGATAGGTGTAGTTGTAGGCGATGATGTAGCCGCTAAACAGGTAATGATCTACACCTTGATACGTAACAGAGATTCTGACCTTACGCAGCGGTACGAGATTAGGGTAGTAGGGGCTGGCTGGGTTCGTGGGATTCCAGTTGCCGTTAGGATCGTAAATCCGAAATGAGCAGGTAGCAGCTTGAAACTGATCTTGAAAAAGGTTGTATCCACCCTTAATGGAAATCTTACCGACTTGATCTGACACGTCCACGATGTTTGGGATCGCTTCACCAAGGTAGCCATATCCGATACGACCATTTTTGGGGTCATCCAAAATAAGCGGATAGCCAAAGGTTGCACCATTGGAAAAGTCCACGATGGCGTTGATAACGATTCCATTGTCTTGATAAGACATTAGTACCCAGACCCAGTTGTTCCAAAATTGTTGTTGGTTCGGTTGATGGTGAGGGCTGTTCCATTAGCTGTACTTGATTGCGTTGTTGTTGCAATTAAGCCAGGGTCAAGGGTTATGTTGATCGTTTGTTGTCCAGCCACGCCAAAAGGATCTGACTGATACTGATAAGCGAACATATCTGACTGATTGTTGATAGGCGAGACATATTGAGACCAGTCAGTAGGATTTAAGACAAACCCGCTCGATGGTGTTGCTGGCGTTTTAAGTCCAACCATGGCTGCAAGTAGCGCGATCTGGGCGTTGATCTTGGCGATGTTTTCATCCAATATCTTGCGCAAGGCTTCCTGATAGGTCTGCATCCCAAAGATCGCCTGTTTTACATAATCTGGAAAACCAGCAAAAGGATCTTTAGCCGTTGAAAGCTTGACGATCGAGCCATCTACCAATAGCACCTGATCGTTGGCTGCCAACGCAGCTTCTTTGATGGCGATGAGTTTGGCTGTTGTAGCGTCTAAGGCTGCACCTGTTTGATTCTGAGCTTGTAAGAATAGAAGCTGGTATTCAAGAGATGCCTTTGCAGTATCTGAAATGTTGCGTTGAAGGGCAGCCTGAAGGTTCATCATTTCAAAGTCTTGCGATGGAGAACCAAGTATCTTTAATAGGGCTTGTTGCTGCGCTTGTTTGGTCTGATCCTTCTGTGCAGCCAAAATCGACTTCTCTGTAGCCAGTTGCTTAGCCTTGGTAGCCAAAACTTTTGCTTGTGCTGCGGCATTACTTTGGTTGATAGCATTTTGAACAGTTGGTGAAATTGCTCCTGCATCTGCAACCTTTTGTGCGTGGTCTTTAGCCAATATACCTAAAGAACTATATTTGAGGGATAGTCCTACTAATTTGAAAAAATCTTTCAGTAAAGGTGCAACAATTGGAAGGCTTTTAATTTTTGCTATTAAGTCGCCAATTCCAGCGATAGCATCGCCAATATACTTTCCAAAGTTGATAATATCTTTTGTAGCATTAGAAATAGAGCCACCAGCAGACAATGATGTAAATGCGCTGATAAGCCCATCGCCAATTTGAACAGTTGCTTGCCTTACAGCTTCTCCCAAACGCGCCATCTTTCCAGCAGCGGTATCGGCTGCGATAGCAGCATCACCTTTGAAGGTGGTTGCGAGTTGCTTCATGATCAGATCCATGCGGCCAGTTTTGAGCAAGGTCTTATCAAGGCCTGCACCTAAGCGCGTAAGAGCTGTTGTATTTCCTGTATATCCTTTAGCGATGGCGGTAGTAACAGTCGCTAAGTCTTTACCAGTAGCCGCTGACACATCCATAGCCACCTGAAGGGCATCTTGGCTCTTTGTAACATCACCTGTGGCCACCAATAAGTTTTGATAGGCAGGGATAAGCTGGTCAATAGCCGTACCCGTTGCCAAAGCTGTACTTTCGATGAATGACTTGGCATCGACAGAAGCAAATCCCAAACCTATGTTTTTGAGGGTGTTTCCTAAAACTGTAAATTGTTTGTTTTCGGTGGCTGCCAATTCGACAGCCCTTTTGCCAAAGTCAAATACCTCTTTTGCGCCAAATGCCAAACCAAATGTTTTAGCAAGGCTTCGTGCCTTCTTTTCTAAGCTACTAAAACTTGTTTCGGCTTGCTTAGCACCCTTGTTTTGAAACTCGGTGATAATGTCGTAATAAATAGAAGTTTTAACAACCATTATGCGGCCTTCCTAAAAGCCTTGGCAGCATCAACATATTTCTTCGATTGAATTGAAGTTTTGTTGATTGCACCTAAAATATGACCTAATGCCTTGCCTTGATCTTCTGCCCATGCCCTGAAAATCAACCGACCGCGAAGTTTGTCTTTGCCCACCATCATGCCTAGTGAGTTGATGAAATGTAAGCCAGCATCGGGATTGAGGGAGTGGCTGTATTTATGTGAAGCTGACTTGCGATCCCATGGCTGACCCTGTGGGTTTTTGCGGCCAGCAGTTTCATAAATTGCACCCGCAGCTGTGGCATTGACGATTCTGACCAAAGATACAAAGCCGCTGCGATTAGGTCGAGTAGGAAATATCTGAGACTTGATCCCACGGCGTACTAGACCAGCGTCATATTTAGGAAAGCGGCCGTTGCCATTGTGCCATTGAGAAAGACCAGCGATTTCGCTTTGAGCATAGCCTCTAGCCTTTTTTACGACAGGCAAAAGAAATGAACGGATTTCCTTTTTAAGGTTTTTGTCGAGATCGGGTTGGAGCGACCGCATAGCCTTCTGAGCTTCTTTAAGCCCTGTGACGACGACTGGCATTTTCCACCGCTTTCGATTTTTCTGTTAAAACTTCAAGGATTGCGTTAAAAACTTCTTCATCGCATTCCATTAATTCGTTAGGCGAGATCCCTGTCTCTACCGCGACTTGCGCCACTAAATAGTGCAAGGATGCTCGCCCTAGTCGTTTGGGAGATCGTCCAAAACCTTTACTTCATCGAGCAGATCGACAAACCCTTGTCCGAAGGTAGGGATAGGGTTCATCGTTCCGCTGCGGCGCAGACACTCCCAAGCTAGCCAGAAAATATCTGACTGCTTTTGATCTTCTGCAAATGCCCTTGAAAAGCCCTTTTTTGCATACGCTTCAAAAGCATATTCAACAGAAGGCGTAATGCGATGATCGCTTACATCTCCTGAAACTAGCTTTATCTGTATCCGTGCCATTGTGTTGCCCCTTTTCTTTAGTTAGTTTTTACCAAGTACCTGTAGAAGCGACTGTGATCGCACCTGATACCGTGAATGTAAGTGATTGCATTGAAATATCGCCAACCTTGCCTGCTATTGGTGTCAATTTGTTAACTAACAAAAGACCCGTGTACAAAGGATTTGTGGCTGAAATTGTTGCAGTTGATGGTGAACCTGCAACAGTTGTCTGACAAATCTTAAACGCTGCATTTGTTCCAACAAGTGTGTTAAGAGTTTGCATAACAGACGCGGTTGCGTCATCGTTAAGAAAATCAACAGCAATAGTGGAAACTTCTAGCCCGCTGACATATTGTCTCCCGCTGGCTCCCATACTGGTGACTTCCAGTTCCTCAAAGTTGCGGTTGATAGTAATTGACTGAACGTGGTTTGTAAGATCCACATACGCGCTAGAAACCTGAATCTGAAATCCAGCGTTATTTTGCATAAAGACGGCCATTTATTTTGCTCCTTCTGTTGTGTCTGATACTGGTGCTGCTACTGGTGCAGCTTTAGGAGCTGCTACTGCTTCTGTTATTTGGCCGATCAGTTTAAGAAAGGCCAGATTTTCTGGTGATAGATCGCTCATAATTAACTCCAAGAAGTTAGGATAGAAATGGATAGATCGCTGGAAAGCATTTGTCCTACATCTACGCCCAGCACAGTTGGAGCTGTGAAGTTGCCCATTCTTATATTGAGAGAGCTTGATGCAAGTTTGTTGAATACGCCGACCAGAAAAGTTTCGATGTCATTGAGTGAACCATGGTTATCAAGAAGCGGCACGATAATCGTGATCTTGAAATTGGCCATAGGTGAGATCGAGTTTTGCTGATTGTTTTGTGGCTCTAGGTAAGGATCATCGGGTGAGATGATGATTGAGTTGGCGATAGGGCTGGCAGGTGGAAAGGAAAAGACCTGCCAAACCCCATCGTTTGCTAGAGCCGTGGCCAATGTTGATCTGAGTGCTGTGACGGCAACCATTTAGCCCACCATTGACCTTGGCGAAGTGTAAGGAGCTAGAAGGCCGTTCACGCGGCGCAGAAGGCTGTAGCCCATGCGGTACGGCGATGGAGAAAAGTCTGGTGAAATGCCACCTGCGCTGGATTGCTGGCGTGATTGCCACATATCTACGGCGATCTCTAACGCAGCTAGTCGAACAGCATTCTTGGTGTTGTAAGCGGTGAATTGTGTGTCGTAGTCGATGGATGCGCGGCCGTAAGGCTGGATCTGGTGGTACACATCGTCTGCGTGGGTTAGAGCAAATTGAAGGATTGAATACTGGCGTGGAAAAGTCATCTGGTTAAATGGCGAAAAGATAAACCATGGAAACGATGCCGATGTTCCGACTGTGTATGGATAGGTCGCTGTAATCGTGTGTGTGCCGTTGTAGATCCCAGCATTTGTCACTTGGATTGTCTGACCCGTGGTGTATGTCTCGCGATTAGATAAAACGATGTAGCCGTTATTGCTGGCGCAACCTGCACCGACAATAGGGTAGGAGTTGAACCAAAGTTGAGCTGTAACGATGTCCTCAGCTGCTTGGCAGACCCCTTCAACAACGCTGGAAGAATAGAGCGTGCCAATACCAAGCACGTCAGTCAATTCTGCTGCTGTAACTAATGTAGCGGCCATCTCTATCCTTCCTAGTTGTTAAGACCAAAGCTGACGAAGG